CACAACAAACTTACTTACAGCAAGGCATTACGCCGGCACTTGCAGAACAGTTCGCCCAAGTCGATCAGCTGGGAGCATTGCAGCGGCAAATAGCCGAGAGGGAAAAGACAACTGCCGTAAATAAGGCTACTGCAGCGAATGCTAGCAGAGCGGAAATAGACGGGCTTATTCAGCGTCACAGTGAGCTAACCGCTCAGATCGACTCCAACGTGCAGCGCGTAAAGGACTTGGCTGTCGCCTATGAAGACGCCCAGAAGGCAGCACGCTTCACACAGGATGAGCGCATCGGCCTCGGCTTACGCGAAGGCGCCGAAGCTTACGTCCAGTCGATCGGCACCATGCGCGAGGCCACGGCCCAGCTCGCCCAGACCGGCATCAAGGGCGTCGAGGACGCCATCTTCAGCCTAACCACGACGGGTAAGGCGAATTTCCAAGAGTTCGCCAAGAGTGTGCTGGAAAGTACATCGCGTATGATCATTCAGCAGCTAATTTTGCGCAGCGTTATGCAGATCATTGGCGCCGTTGCTCCTGGTGGTGGTAGCTTCGGTAAGGGGTACTTCGATCCAATTACGGGCAAAGGGGCCGCTGGACCCAACTTCGGTTTTGCCATGGGCGGCGCTTTTGCGAAGAACGGCATCGTCCCGTTTGCCATGGGTGGCGCGTTCCAGCACGACGTGACCGCTTACGCCATGGGCGGCATCGTCAACGAGCCCACCCTGTTCAAGTTCGCCAACGGCGGCGCCGGCCGCCTCGGGCTTATGGGCGAGGCTGGCCCGGAAGCGATCATGCCGCTCCGCCGCCTCCCTAGTGGGCGCCTTGGTGTTGAGCAGGCAGGCGGTGGGTCGCCTGTGAGCGTTACCGTCAACGTCGATGCGAGCGGATCTTCGGTGCAAGGCAACGCCGGCCAAGGCGAGCAGCTCGGCCGCGTAATTTCCCAAGCCGTCCAAGCGGAGCTGGTACGCCAACAACGCCCAGGTGGCCTGCTAAGCCGCTAAGCCGCAAAGGTAGTACGCTGTACCCATGCCAACATTCTCCTACGTCAGCTCCTACGAGCCTACCGAGGTAAGTAAGCCTCGTGTGCGTAAGTTTGCAGCAGGCGATGGTTATGAGCAACGCATAAGATTTGGCTTACACACCAACCCTAAAGAGTGGCAGCTTGTCTTCTCCAACCGCACTGACGCAGAACGCGAACTTATTGTCGCGTTCTTAGATGCACGTGGCGGTGTGGAGAGCTTCGACTGGACACCACCGCGAGGCTCTGCTGGTAAGTATGTGTGTGAGGAGTGGCAGGTAACGCTTAGTAATTGTAATAACAATCAAATACGTGCCACGTTTAGAGAGGTCTATGAGCCGTGATTAACTATGAAGCAGCAGACTATTCACCTTTTCATGACATATACATATTAGACTACAGCTCAGAAGATTACGAAAGCGATTTACAAGGAATAGCACCTAGCGCTATTATCGAGCTATTTGAGCTGCAGATAAACCTGCTACAGCACGGCGCCGATGATACCTTCCGCTTTCACGCCGGCACCAACCTAAACAACAACGGCAATGTGGTATGGGCTGGTAACAGCTATCTACAATTCCCCATCGAGGCTGACGGCTTCACCTACGAGGGCAAGGGCACGTTGCCGCGGCCCAATATACGCTGCAGCAATGTAATGGGCACAATCACTGCGCTGCTGCTGAGCCTACCTGACGGTCTATCGGGCGCCAAGGTAACGCGCATCCGTACGCTGGCCCGCTACCTCGACGCGGTGAACTTCCCCGGCAGCGTTAACCCCTACGGCACACCGGACCCAACCGCGGAGTTCCCGCGCGAGATCTATTACGTGGACCGCAAGTCCGTCGAGACGCGCGACGTAGTGGAATTTGAACTAGCGGCAGCGTTTGACCTGGCAGGTGTTCGCGCACCTAAGCGCCAGTGCATCAGCAACATCTGCCAGTGGAAGTACCGCTCAGCCGAGTGCGGCTACGTGGGCACCAGCTACTTCAACGAGAACGACCAACCCGTGGCCACCCTTGCGGCTGACGTGTGCGGCAAGCGGCTGAGCAGCTGCAAGGCAAGATTCGGCGCCACTGCCGAACTGCCGTACGGGTCCTACCCCGGTGTGGGTACGTTGTTCGCATGACCGACTGGCGCACCGCTGCACTCGATCACGCCCAGGCCGAGGATCCCCGCGAGGCTTGTGGCCTGCTGGTGGTGGTCAAGGGCCGCGAGCGTTACTGGCCCTGCCACAACTTGGCGGTCGGCGTCGAGCAGTTCATCCTCGACCCGATCGACTACGCCGCGGCCGAGGATGCCGGCGAAATCATGGCGGTGGTTCACAGCCACCCGGTCACACCGCCGCAGCCCAGCCAAGCCGATCTGGTAGCGATCGAGCGCACCGGCCTCCCCTGGTGGATCGTCAACCCGAAGACCGAGGCATGGAGTCCCGAGCTGCGTCCCACCGGCTACAAGGCGCCCCTGATCGGCCGCGAATGGGTGTGGGGGCTCACCGACTGCTGGACGCTGGCGCGGGACTGGTACGCCGAGCACAACCTGCGGCTGCCGGATTGGGAGCGCCCACTGACGCCGGAGCAGTTTGAGGCCGAGCCGCTATTCGACCGGTCCTGGCGCGATGCCGGGTTCCGCGAGCTTGATGAAGACGATGAGCTGCAACCGGGCGATGCGGTGCTGATGAGCATCAGCGGGCCAGGCCTTAACCATGTCGGCGTCTACATCGGCGATCAGCTGGTGCTCCATCACGTCCGCGGCCGGCTCAGCAGTCGTGACATCTACGGCGGCTGGCTGATGAAATGCACCGGGCGTAGGCTGCGCCATTACGATGCAGGGAGGCTAGGGCTGGCGTGATGTTGCGCACCATACGCATCTACGGGCGCCTGGCCAAATTCCTGAAGCGCAGGAAGTTTGAGGCTGAGGTGAGCAGCGCGGCTGAGGCCGTGCGCTTCCTGTTGGCCAACTTCCCGCAGCTGGAGCAGCACATGGCCGACCAGCATTACCGGGTGAGCGTGGGCAGCTACGACCTGGCCGTGGATGAACTGCACGACCCGGCCGGCCTGCAGGAAATCAAGATCGTTCCCGTCGTCGCCGGCGCTGGCGCGGTGGGTCGGATCATTGCGGGCGTGGCGTTGCTTGCCATTGGCTTTCTGGTGCCCGGCATTGGCGCCTTGGGTGTTCAGCTGCTGGTCGGCACGGGCGCCAGCTTGGTGCTCGGCGGCGTTGCACAGCTGCTCACGCCCGTGCCGCGAACAGTGGGACTAGGCTCCACCAGCGACACCGTGAAAGATCCCCGCAAGAGCTACAGCTTCTCGGGCATCCAGAACACCAGCCGCCAGGGCCTGCCTGTGCCGATCGTCTACGGCGAGACCCTGGTGGGCTCGGTGGTGATCTCGGCCGGCATTGACACCGTGCAGGTGGCCGGATGAGCAGGATCGCCGGTGCTGGTGGTGGCGGATGCTTTCTCGGGCACACGCTGATTCGCACGCCTGACGGGCAGCGTCCTATCGAGGCGCTGCAGCCTGGCGACCTGGTGGTCAGCTTCGACGATCGCGGCAAGCTGCACCACGCCAAGATCCTCATGGTTCACACCCACGAAGGCGAGCGGGTCAACCGCTATCGCCTCTGGGGCGGTGCCGTCTTGGATGCCACGCCCAACCACTGGGTACTGAACCAATTCAACGCCTTCGTGGAGATCGACACGCTCGGCCCCGACGACTGCCTGGTGGATGAAAACGGCCACCTGCGTCCGATCGTGGACCGCGCTGAGTTCTGCGTCGGCACCGTCTACAACCTTACCGTCGAGGGGCATCACACCTTCATCGCCGGTGGGATCCGCGTTCACAACGCCGGCCTCGGCCTTGGCATTGTTGGCTCAGGCGGTGGCGGCGGCGGCAAAGGCGGCGGCGGCGGCGAAACCTACACGCCTACCGAGGCTGGCGACAGCCTCAACTCGACGCAATACGCCAACCTGGTGGATCTCATCAGCGAAGGCGAGATCGAGGGCCTGAAAGACGGCTACAAGTCGGTATTCATCGACAACACGCCGCTGCAGAACCCGGATGGCAGCTACAACTTCCAGAACATTCTCGTCTACACGCGCAACGGCACGCAGAACCAGAGCTACGTGCCGATCGCTGCCGACGTTGAGAACGAGGTTGGCGTCAACGTCACGGTGCAGCAGGCCACGCCTGTGGTGCGCAGCATCACCGACACCACGGTGAACGCCGCCCGCGTGACGATCACCGTGCCAGCTCTGCAGCTGTTCACTGACAAGGGCGACATCGAGGGCACCGATGTGCGCCTGCAGATTGCCGTGCAGTACAACGGCGGCGGCTACGGCACCGTGATCGACGACACGATCGCCGGCCGCACAGGTGATCAGTATCAGCGCGACTACTTGGTGAACCTGTCCGGCGCCTTCCCAGTGAACATCCGGGTGACGCGGATCACGGCGGATAGCAACAGTGCAAAGCTGATCAATGCCTTCAGTTGGTCAAGCTTCACCGAGATCACCTACGCGAAGCTGCGCTACCCCAACAGCGCATTGGTGGCGGTGCGGGTGGATGCCGAGCAGTTCAGCTCGATCCCCAGCCGCTCCTATCTGATCCGCGGCATCAAAGTTCG